TTGTAACCTCTTAAGAGTAAATATCTGCTGAAAAATAAATTGATACCGGAATTTTATAAAGCACCCCGTCAATCAATGCCGGTGCAATTGATGGTGTCTTGTCAATAATAACAGTTATGCCGCTACTTGTTAAACTTGTGCCGCGTTTAAAATGATTAACCAGTAAATCAGCGCGGGTTGCGGCTGTTTTTGCGCCTGCGTTTGGTGGATAACACAAAAGTACCTGCATAAATCCTTTAATGCGATAATGTGTGCCGCCCAGTGTTGGGTTAAGCGTGTCTGCAATCATTAAATTAACTTGCTGATATGCTGTGCCGACTATGGGTGTAAACGGCACACTCTCCCATGCTGTTGCAAGTGTAGGCGTAAGCGCGTTCAGTTTAGTTTCTAACGCTGTTCGTATCTCAACCAGTGCCATTTAAAACTCCTTCAAATAATGCAACAGATACGCGCACCATGCCTGCCGGTGCTTGCCTGCTGTGAAAATCATATTCTAATGCTCTAATATATGGCACGTTATTGGTTAAGTAAACAACACTGCCTGCTCTGCGTGGGATAACGCTTTGTGCTTTCATTACGCTACCGCTTGCATCTTCACCGACAAAAGGCGCACCGATTGTGCATTGCCAGTTACCGCGAGCGCGTCCAGTGTCAACCGGTGTCATTTGAATAATATTAGAAAAAACTTCACTGGTTGCAGCTCTGATTTTATTATCAATGCGCCCGTTGATGCGTCCAACAATTTGCGACATTGAGCCTGTCATTTTCTCACCTGCATTTCATAAAGCGCGGGTAATTCACCCGACCAAACATAACGAACCGCGATAACTTGATAAACTTCACTGTTAATTGTTACTTTATCGGCTGGTTGTGGCGTTGGTGCGCTTAACGCTGCAATCATTACCTTTCTGTCGCCTGCTTGCACTACACCGCTAATAAAATCAATCCCGTTATAATCTTTGATAACGGCAGTGTGATTGGTTGATGTTGTTGTTCCGCCCGATAACTCGCCTGTTGTTGGATCATAAGTGCCCTCAACAATAGACGTTAGCGTGATTGATTTGCCAAACTTATCGAGCAATTTATCTGCTGTAGAGCGAGCGCGAGCATCAAGTGTCATGTTCTCACCAATGATCTCGACATATCATTACCCTGTTGTTTAAAAAACACGGATAACATGGCATCAATTTGAGCATAGCGTGTTTGCTGTGGTGAATATTTATCATATTCCACCTCAATAACATCTACTTTTTCACGAATAACGCCTTGTGTTAAATCCTGCATTAAAATTGCTGTGTAAGATTTCAACGCTAATTCAGCACACGCATTTTTTACAGTAGTTGGCACAATGTCAAAATCCACATATTGCGGAAAAACATTTGCCGATAATGAATCAATTAATGGAACGTATAAGCGCGGCCAATCAAGCGACTGGGTTGAATATCTGCGATAACCCGCATATTGTAAACGATATTGCGCCACCATATAGTCTGTGGCTTTGCGTAGTAATTGCTCTTTTGTTGCATCGCTGGTAATTGCTGCCCACGCTGTGTTGCCAATGTTTGCATGGTAGGTTGTCGCGTCTGCAACTGATACATAGCTTTCAGCGTTTGCAAGTCCAGTACCGTCTTCAACGATTAACGCCATTTAGTCCTCCATCCATTCAATCATGCCGTAAACACCACTGCCAGAAATAACATCGTGATCTGCAAAAATAATTAAACCTTCATTTTTTGCCAATATAAAACCCTCGCCATTATCATCAAATTCAATGGTTGATGCACTTCCAGTAGATTTAGAAATAACCGAGCGTTCCATAAAATAAGGCTCTTGTGTTACGCCTGTCATATCTAAACCCGCTTGATTGCGTAAGCATAGCATTTTGCTAGGCTCGTTTTGATTATCGTATTTTGTTGGAGTTAGTGTTGTTCCGCTTGTGGGCGTGCCTTTAATACGAGCAAACGCATATACTGAATTACCATTGCCACCGGCATCTGCACTATCTAATTGAATGTGCATTTTGGTGATACGCAGTGACGTTTCATTGGTATTAACAAACGCCTGATAAACTGTGCCCGCTGTCACGGTGGTTGGTTTTGTTGCTATTTTGCAAACGTAATGCTTCATAAGTCCGCCATAAATAAAGGCGGGGGAACACGAACAGGAACGAACGCGAACCCCCTAGAAAAATTAACCTAGCAACGTAGCAACGTGGTTTGGTTTCCATACTTTTACGCCATATAAACAACGCACTTCAAGCATGGTTTTCATGTAACCTTTATAGACTGCAATTTCAAATACTAAACCGCTTGTTGGGTCTTGTACTGTCATCACGTCAACAGCAGAATCACCACCGTTAGGCATTGCAGGTGGGCGAATGCCTAACTCAACTGCTGATTTGGATTTAGTTAGCGCGTCAGAAAACGCTTACGAGTTTGAATATCTAAGACCAGACGGCAGTGACACAGGTGTTTTTGTAACGGTACTAGGCGCACAAGCACCTAAAGTGCAGGACTGGGTTCGCAAAACACTTAACCGCAGAAAATCACAAGACCAATTAGCGGCAAAACGCGGCAAAGAAATTGAGCGCACAATTGAAGATGATGAGCAATTCGGCATTGATGCAGCAGCAATTCGTGTTGTTGGGTGGCGCGGTATTACTGAATCATACTCACATGAGAACGCTTTGATTTTAATGGAACGTAACAGCGAATTGCGTGAACAAGTATTTGAGGCAAGTAATAACTTGGGAAACTTCACCAAAGCCTAATTGATGACCTTGTTACGTTTGGCAAACGCGAGTTTGAACTCAGCAAAACAAACGATAACGGGTCAAGTTTACGCGATGAAGCTCAAGCTATTGTTGCAATGGGGCATGAGATACCAGACGATTATAAGTCGCTGCCTATGCCAGAAAATTACAGACATTGCTGGTCGTGGTTTGGTGAATTAAGCCGCACACGTTCCAGCAATGGATTTGGTCAAAATCCAATTAGTTATAGTGAGATTGACGCTTGGTCACGATTGACCAATATTGAATTAACACCATTAGAAGTAAGTGCTATTATGCGCCTTGATAGTGCTTACTTAACAATCCAAGCCGAGCAAATTGCACAACGGAGCAAGAAAAAATGACAACAGATACCTACTCTATACAAGTCGCAGTCGATTCGACCAGTGCAGTAACAGCCACGCGCAATTTAACTGCAATGGAGCAAGCAACAGGGCGAAGTGAGCGCGCTTTGAGTAGTTTAGGTAGTGTTGCAAAAATTGCAGGCTCAGCATTAGCTGGAATTAGTGTTGCGGCACTTGCTAGAGATATTTTGCGCGTCAATATTGAATTTGAAAATATGCGTGCGCAATTGCTATCTGTAACAGGTAGTGCAGTAATGGCTGCTAAAGCAATGGCAGATATTCAAAAGATTTCACGCGAAACACCACAATCGCTTCAAGAAATTACAAAGTCTTACATGATGCTAAAGAATTTTGGTATTGAGCCAACAATGCAAGTCATGAGAGATTTAACCAATATTACATCTAAAGTTGGCGGTGATGCAGATACATTATCTGGGATTATTCGCCAATTAGGTCAAGCATACGCAAAAAATAAACTTCAAGCAGAAGATGCAAATTCAATAATTGAACGCGGTATTCCTATTTATTCATTACTCTCACAAGTAACTGGAAAAACAACATCTGAAGTTTTAAAGATGATGGAGGCAGGCAAAATAACACGACCAGTCATTGAAGATTTAATTCATGCAATGGGCGGCAGTGCAGTTGACGCAAGTGCAAATAAAATGCAAACACTTGGCGGCAAAGTAGATATGCTAGGTGAGGCATGGCACAATTTTGAAGATGTTTTATTAAATGACAAAGCCAGTGGAATATTGGGAAACATTGTTTCTGGCATGATTAAATCAATAGATTATTTAACAGAACGTTTTGGAACAAGTGTTGGAAAACAAATTGCAGATTTAGAAGTCAGTGTTGCAGCAGCTAAGAAAAATATACCTGAAAACAAAAGTAGTGCGTCTTATGCAGCAGCTAATGAATCTTATATGCAGCAGCAAATTATGCTCGACCAATTAAAAAGACAAAAACAATTGGCTGATGCTGAAGCTGCAAATACCACAAAAAAAATTGAAAATGATAAGTCTATACAAAAATCTCAAGATGAAACTATACGCCTAAGAGATTTAGAAATTAAAAGAGTTAAAGAATTTGGAACAGCCGCACAACAAGAAAACCAAGCATTAAAAGAGGCTAAAGATACTTATGGTGAAGTAACTGCATCAATGAAAGAGCAGATACATCAAAAATATTTTCATAAAGATATTACAGCAGCACAAACTAAATTAACCAAAGAAGAATCAGCGGCAAAAAAAGAGGCAGCGCAAGCAAGCAAAGATTTAGCTGAAGCAGAACGTTATTTTAACGAACAACTTAACGCACAAGTAGCAGCCGCAGAAAACGCAGGCAAATTATTTGCAGCACAGCAACAAACTAAATTAGCTGGGATTGAAGCAGAAAAACAATCCATTATTGATAAAGCGTCAATTGAGTATCAACACGCAACCAGTTATGCAGACAAAGCGCGTATTTTAAATGAATCGCAAAATGCGACCAATGCGCTACTTGCAAAAGAAAAAGAGATCCGCGATGCGCTAACTAATCAAAGCGCAGAAACGATTGACGCTAAAATTGCAGCGGCACAGTCTGAATTGGACAATGCAGACAAGTACAATTTAACTCTGGCTGAACAATTACGATTAAAAACTCAAATATCTAGTTTGCAAGTTGATAAGGCAATCATAGGCGAAACAGCAAGCCAACAAGATATTAAAGCAAGAGCTGATGCAGAGAAAAAAGCCAATGATGATAGATTAGCAGCCATTAAAGCCATTGATGATGCTCAAACAGCCGCTAACACAGCGTCAACGGCTCAAATGGCAATACTTACAGCTAACCTAGATGCAGCAAAAGAAGCGGCAACAGGGCTTGCTGATGCGTTTGGTAGTGTAGGTGGTGCAATTGGTGGATTAGGTGTTGCGTTTGCATCTTATGAAAAATCACAGGCTGCCATTGCTGACGGATTGCAAAACCAATTATTTGAGATTCAAAAACTCAATGATGGTAAAGGCGATCAAGTTAAAAAAGACAAGGCAATATCTGATGCAAATCAAAAACAATCACAACTGCAAGTTAAGTCGTACGGTGATATGGCGGCAGCCGCTCAAGGTTTCTTCAAGAAAGGCACAGCAGGATATAACGCGCTAGGTTTAGCCACTAAAGTATTCCGCGCGTTTGAAATGGCTCAATCTGCAATATCAATGGCTAAACAAATTGGAGATATGGGAAAAACTGTTGCAACGTATTTATTTGGCGAAACAGCTAAAACAACTGCAAAAGTAACTTCATCAACAGCTAGTGTTGCCGCTGATACTGTTGGTGCTGGAGCGTCTGCAACTAAAGCCGTTGCTGATGCGTCACAAGGTGACCCTTACACTGGGTTAGCGCGTGGTGCAATGATGCTTGCATTTATGGTTGCCATTGGTGCTATGGCTGGTGGTGGCGGTGGTGCTGCCGCTGCTACAATGACAGGCGCAGATTATTTAGCAAAAGAAACTGATAAATATAAATCATCACAAGGTGGAACTGTTTTAGGCAGTGAAGCCATGTCAAATTCAATACTTGATGCTTTAGAAAACATTAGTTCAAATTCTAGTGCTGATTTAGATTACACAAAAGGCATGGCTAGAAGTCTTGAAGTTTTATCTTATGCCATGAAAGGCGTGTCAGCTACCATTGCAAAAAATTACGGTGTTGATACCTCATCTCTTGGACTTGGAACATCAACGAGTGGTTTCTTTATGACAACCACAACAACAAAAGAATTTGCTGGTAGCGGCATTAAATTTGTAAAAGATACACTAGGAAATATTGTTGAAAGTGGAATTATTGCCGGTAAAAATTATATTCAAGCACTTGTTACAAAAACATCAAGTGGATTTTTAGGTATTGGAGCGTCAACAAAGCAATATATTGCAACAAAATGGTCACCTTTAAATGAAGAAATAAGCGCGTCAATTGCTTATTCATTAGGAAAGATTCAAGAAAATGTTGTTTCATTGGCTGGCGCGTTTGGAAAAGAAGCCGCAGATAAATTAAAAAACTTTGAAATTGATTTAGGAAAAATGCCGCTTGGAAAAGATGCAGCAGCAAATACTGAAATCATCAATGGTGCATTATCAAAGCAAGCAGATTTAATGGCTATTATTGCAAATTATTCATATAAAGATTTTCAACAAGTAGGCGAAGGATACTTTCAAACATTAAACCGTGTATCAACTGCAATAACAACGGCTCAAACTAAATTAAAAGCAATGGGCATTACAGCCATTGAATATACTGACATTATTAATAAACAGGGTGATGTTGAAAATGAAATGGTTACTCAATCATTAAAATTATTTTCATCATTTGCAGATATTAATGAAATCTTAGGAAAATTGCCGGGAACAGCAGACGATAAAATTGAAGCGTTTAAAGGTTTAACTTCATTAAAAGAAAGTTTTGCATCAATTGGATTAGGTTCAGTTCAGTTAACACAAGACATGATTAATGTCGCTGGCGGAATATCTGCGTTTAGTTCAACATTAAGCGATTTATCAAAATCATTATTATCACCTGAAGAACAATTAAGAATTAAAACATCACGAGTATCATCAAGTTTTGAAAGTTTAGGCATAACAATGCCAAACTTAGGCGGTAGTGCGCAAGATTCAATCAATGCTTATAAATACATATTAGAACAAGCCGCTAAAAACACCACTGAAGCAGGTCAATTTGCGTTTGTTAAATTGCTGGCATTAGCTGATGACTTTGCATCAGTAGCAACAGAAACTGCAAAATTAGCCACTGATGAGTTAAACAAAACGCTTGATGAGTTTAAAGCTAAACAATCAGAAATAGCGGCAACGATTAAAACTGAACAAGGCAATATTGTTAAATCAACTGACTTGTTGATTTCTGTTTATAAAAAACTAGGTGAAGTTGATTTAGCATCAAAAGAAGAAGCGTTACGTCTTGAACGTGAAAAAGCAGTAAGAGGTTTAGATTCTGAATCTGCAAGCGTTGTTACTGCATTAAATAATTTAACTTATGTTATTAATGTATTAAACGAAGCGTCTGCTGGGTTAAAATCTGCATATCAATCAGTAAGCGCAATGCGTGATAGTTATGTAAATACATCAGGAAGCCTTACCGGATATTTAAAAGATTTAAATAGCACTAAAACTGATTATGAAAAAGCTAAAGAGTTATTTTTAGAAACAGCAACACTTGCAAAAAGTGATGATAATCAAAAAGCATTAAATGATTTAAAATCAGTTTCAGAAGCATTTTTGTCAGCATCTAAAGCAAGAAGTGACGCTGAAATACAAGCAGCAGAAGATTCAGTTAACACTGCAAAATCTGCATTATTATCTGCTCAAAATGATTTAACAGCAGCTCAAGAAGCAGCAGCAGCTCAAGCGCAAGAAGCGCAAAAGCAAGCGCTGTCAAATCAAAAACAAGCATTAGCAGACCAAGTCAGCGCATTGAAAGAAAGCGTTAGCACAATTACTGCGTTTAGAGATAAATTATTAAGCGTCAGCAAATCGCTTGGAAGTTACTTAAAAGAGTTAACTAATGAATCACAAAATTATGATGCGGCAAAAGCAGAATTTTTAAGAATTGCTGCATTGGCAAAAGCAGGTGATGAGCAGGCGTTGCAAGACTTAGAAAATACTGCAAAAGATTTTTTAAGTATTTCAAAAACTCAAATTGATGATTCAACAAAAATATTTAAAGATGCAATTGATACGTCAAAAGCAGGATTAAAAACGGCTTATGATGCAGTTGTTGCTTTGCGTGATAAGTTTAAATCTATTAGACAATCATTAGTGGATTATAAATTAGAAATCACTGGCGCAGGTACACCACAAGGTTCGCCAGAATCAATTTATACATCTACTAAAAAAGCGTTTGAAGATGCAAAAATTTTAGCCGCTGGCGGCAACGAGCAAGCGTTAACCGATTTGCCAAGCATTGCAAAATCGTTTTTAGACGCGTCATTAAAATACAATGCAACTGGCATGGATTATCAAGCAGATTATCAATCTGTTTTAGGCTCGCTTGATACTTCAATTGCAAAAGTTGATAGCCAGATTGATATTTTAAACAAACAATTATCAGCCGCAGAATCAGCCGATAAAAGTTTGATTGATTTAAACGCAAGTGCGCTGTCAATTGATGACGCAATCAAAGCCTATAAAACCGCATTAGACTCAGAATCACAAGCGGCAGCTATACGTTATGAAGAAGATAAGGCTTTAGTAATAGCCAATGCAACTCAAGTAAAAACCAATGCTGATTTGCAAGTTTTACAGTCAAACACACAAATTGAACAGTTAAATCAACAAATAATACAATCAAATACACAAATAGATCAGTTAAGTCAACAAATTGGATTATTTACAACAGCAACAAAATCGTTAGCCAGCATTGAAGATTTAACTTTAAAAGTAAAAGAGGAAGAAGAAAAATTAAATAAAGCATTAGAAGAACAAGCAAAAATTGATAAAGAACAATATGAAAAAGATAAAGAGCTTGTTAAGCAAAATGTAGCTGATGCAATTGGAAAAGCTCAAACACAAATTGATATAATGAATTTGCAATTAGCTCAAGCTGTTTCAGCAAATGCAAATTTATTAGATTTAAAATCATCAACTGATACAGTATGGAATGAAACTGCAAAATTAGCTCAAGCTGTTCAATATTATATTGCTGCTGATTTAACAAAAAATGAATTTGTAGAAAGAACAGCAGGGTTATTAGATAACATCAAAACAAGCATTGCAGATAGCCAATCAGCTATTATTGATGCAACAGCACAAGCAGTAGCAACAGCGGCAGCGGCAAGCGCGGCAACAGCAGCAGCAGCAGCGCAAGCAGTAGAAATAGCAAACGCAAATGCAGCAGCGGCTTACGCAGATGCAATGGAAGCAAGACAGCAAAACATTCAAGATTCGTTAGCATTAACAACAGTTGTTCAAGAAGTTAAACCATTCGCCAATGGCGGTATGGCAAGCGGGTTATCATTAGTTGGTGAACAAGGCGCAGAATTAATCAACTTTAATTCACCTGCTAACGTCACAAGCCATTCACAAACTGCTGGCTTATTTGATTCAATCGGAAATGCTATTGACGACCAAAGCGTGTTATTGAAAGAGCAAATTATTGAATTGAAAGCATTGGTAAATCTGCAATCCAATGCAAACGTAGCTTTAATTAACGAGATGCAAGGCATGAAAGAAGAACTTAATACGATTTCACGCAAAGCTAAACTTGAGGCAGCAGCATGATTTACATTGTTGAAATAGTAGCGGCAATTGACGCAGCAGGCACGACAACCACGTTGCGTTATTCTTCACAACCTTACACAACAAAACCGTCTGATACGCCTGCAAATACGTTTTATGATGATAGGATTACCAACCCAGCGTCAATAAGCAGGTCGTTATACAGTAGCGGAACAACAAGCGGTGCAAGCCGTGTAAATTATGGCGCGGTTGAATTAACAAACGTTGATGGTGGTTTGGATTCAATTCTCAATTATTCGTTTGATGGGCGTTCGCTTGTTATTAAAATCGGAAATGAAGGCGACACTTATTCTGCATTTACAACTATTTTAAATGGCACAATGGAGCAGGTAGAGTTTACATTTTCAAAAGTAACGATATTAGCACGGGATAAACTCGCTATTGTTGATATGCCATTACAGACAACGCTTTATGCTGGCAATAATGCACTGCCTGATGGCGTGGAAGGCGTTGCTGATATTGCAAAATCACCTAAGCCATTATTATATGGGCAAGTGTTTAATATTGCGCCAATCATGGTAAATAGCTCAAAACTCACATATCAAATTAATGATGGTGCAATCCAATCTGTTAGCAATGTTTACGATAAAGGCATTGCGTTAACAGCTGGTGCTGATTATGCAAACGTGACGGCACTACACGCGGCGTCACCGGCAAGCGGCACATTTATTACTTGTTTAGCACTTGGCTATATTCGATTAGGTGCTGTGCCAACAGGATTATTGACGTGTGACGCAACACAAGGTGCAACGTCATCTAATCGCACAGTGGCGCAAGTTTTAAAGGAAATGGCGATAAAGGCTGGCATTGCATCGGGTGATATAAATTCGAGCGATGTCACCGCGTTAGATACGGCAAATAATAGCGTTATTGGAATATGGATTGATGGCACAGATTCAGCGATGGTGGCAATGGATAAAGTTGCTCAATCGATTGGTGCATACTTTGGATTTGACGCGCTTGGGTCGTTGAGAATGGGATTATTTACTGCGCCAACGGGTAGCGCAACGCTTGAAATTGATATAAATAATATTTTAAGCATTGAGCATGGGCGCACAAATGACACTGACAAAGGCATTCCAGCATGGCGCATTAATTTAAGTTATCAAAAGAATTATAATATTCAAACAACAGATTTAGCTGGAGCAGTTACCGCAGCGCGTAGAAGTGTTTTGTCTTTGCCTGCATTAACAAAATCAGCAGAAGATTCCGCCATAAAAACACAGTATGCGCTTGCGCCTACAATTGAAAAAGAATCGTTGCTTGTTGATGCTACAGCAGCTCAAACGGAGGCAACGCGGCTACTCAACTTGTACAAAACAAGCCGCGATTTATACACTGTCACAATTGCGCTGGATTTAACAACCACATTGCCCGATCTAAACAATGTTGTAAACGTAACAATGAATCGTTTTGGCTTAAATTCTGGTAAACTATTTAAAATTATTGGCATTGAATCGGATTATTCAAAAAACCGCGCCACATTAACGCTTTGGGGATGATATGAGTAACACAATCATTGGTTATCAAAATAGAATTGATGCAGCTACCTTTGCGGCTTACGGCTCATGGTCAACGACACTGCCGTTAACAAATATCAAAACACGTTCACTTTCACGAAAAGCACGTTCAACTAACGCTGCAAATTCTTCTACTAAATTACGTTTTTCTTTAGATTCAGCGCGTGTTATTGGCTCAGTTGCTATTGTTAATCACAATATGCAAAAAGATGCTACATGGCGTTATCGCGTTTATTCAGACAGTGGATATTCAACGCTTGTGTATGATAGCGGAACAATTAACGTCTGGCCGCTTATGCCGTTTGGCAGTTATGAATGGGAAGATGAAAATTTTTGGGATTTGCAATTATCAGATGAAGAAATTGCATTATTTACAAAAACATTAACTTACGTTCCAGATACAATTGAATCAGCGCAATATTATCAAGTTGAATTTTTTGACAGCACAAACACTGATGGATATGTTGAATTAGGGCGTATTTTTGTGGGTTCAATTTATCAGCCAACATTAAACATGAGTCTTGGCGCGTCAATTGGTGATGAAACAAATACCGTTGTTGATGTGGCTTTAAGCGGTGCAGAATTTTTTGATAGAAGAACATCATACCGCGTGGCACAATTTACTTTAGATCATTTGACATATAATGAATCAATTATAAATGGCGACATTATAAAGATAAGCGGAGTGGACGCAGAAGTGGTTTATATTTATGATGACAATACGGCACTAGACTTGCATAGACGCGCATTTCTTGGGCGTTTGCGCGCATTGTCGCCAATTTCTCAGCCATATAACACACGTTACCAAACAACATATGAAATTAAGGAATTACTATGAGTTCAGTTACATTTGACGTTGCGGTTGGAGGTGATGGCTCAACCGTTACCGATGACAACAATGCAACAACAGGTTTGCGTGATGGAGGTTGGAAAACGCGATTTGTGCCATGTTTTACACAGCAAGTTGCCGTTGCAAATTATGTTGTCAATACAGCATTAACCGTTTTAGGTGGCGCAACAACAAATTCAACAAGCACAACATCTTTAGCTATTGGCACAGGCTCAAAATCATTAACGCTTGTTGAATCTGGAAAAGCATATATTGTTGGGCAATATGTAATTATTGCATCAACTGCATCACCATCAAATAATATGGTTGGGCAAATAACATCGTTCTCAGGAACATCATTGGTTGTAAATGTAACAACAATTAATGGCAGTGGAACAATATCAGCATGGTCTATCAGTGTTACGTCAGCAGGTTCATATTTGCAGTTAACTGGCGGCACGATGACGGGTAACATTGTATTTAATGCTGGTCAGACATTTACGGGAACTTTGCCGTTAGCTGGCGGCACGATGACGGGGAACTTAACCCTAGATGCTTATACAGAGAAGGTGGCAACCCTTGCCACGTCTGGGACGATTGCTTTAAATCCGTCTACAGGTACGACATTATCATGCGCGGCATCAGGCACAGTCACATTTACTGACAGCTTATCCTCTGGTCAAAGCATTTCTTTACTGCTCACTAACGGTAGCTCATACACAATTAACTGGCCTACAACGACATGGGTGACAGCGGCTGGCAATACTGCACCTACACTTAGTGCAAGTAACACACTCGTATTTTGGAAAATCAGCACAACACTTTACGGTGCGCTGGTTGGGAAGTCTGCATAATGCTATCTACTAAATTAAAAGAAGCCGCAGGTAACAGCGCAGACGCAACGCTCTACGTCGATGACGTATTTTCTACTTGGCTCTATACTGGCAACGGCTCAACGCAAACCATCACTAACGGCATTGACTTGGCTGGGAAAGGTGGGATGGTTTGGACAAAACCAAGGGATTTAGCAAGTTCTCATCGTTTATTCGATACAGCTAGAGGTGTTAATAAAGAATTATATACAGATTCGTCAACATCAGAATCATCTGTAACTAATTCCATAACTGCTTTCAACTCTAATGGTTTTACAATGGGTTCAAGCTGGCCAAATATATCACCGTATACATATGCTTCATGGACATTCCGCAAAGCCGCGAAGTTTTTTGATGTGGTGACTTATACGGGGACAGGCAGTGCAAGAACGATTGCACATAGTCTTGGTGTTGCTCCGGGAATGGTGATTGTTAAGCGTATTGACACGACGGGAAATTGGCGGGTTTATCACAGAAGTTTAACATCAGCCGCGTATTCAATACAGTTAAATTTAACTGATGCACAAGCCTCAGCACCTACGGTATGGAACTCAACAGCACCAACAAGCTCCGTATTTTCTGTGGGTACAGATGCAACGGTTAATGCTTCTGGTGGCACTTACGTTGCTTACTTATACGCCCACGACACGTCATCAACTGGGATTATTCAGTGTGGGTCGTTTACAACGGATGGGAGCGGTAATGCAACTGTGAATTTAGGTTGGGAGCCACAATATTTATTAATGAAAAGAACAGATGCACTTGGAAATTGGAGTATTCAAGATGTAATGAGAGGTGTTGGTGGTAATAACCCATTAACTGCTGACACAAGTGATGCTGAAGGTAGTGGTCCAACTTACGGCTTAGGTGTATCGCCTCTTAAAGCTACAGGTTTTAATGTAGGTTCTACCGCAAATATGACAGTTATCTACATGGCAATCCGTATGCCAAACAAGCCGCCTACAACGGGGACGCAGGTTTATTTGCCTAGTATAGCCGCATCCGGATATGTTACTACGGGCTTTACAGTAGATGCGTTACTACAGGGAATTAGAGCAGGAGCAGGAGGGTTTCCAGCAATGATGGACAGGTTAAGGGGAGTGTCAACTACGCCCACAGCGGCATCGACTTTAACAGTTACAACAAGTTCTAGCGCGGCAGAAACTAATACAAATGCTTCATCACAAGGGTGGGATAATACAGGTTTTACTGCTTTACAAGCAGGAGCAGTAAATTGGACTTTCAAACGCGCCCCCGGATTCTTTGATGAGGTTTGTTATACGGGGACTGGGAGTGCTACCACGCAAGCGCATAATTTGACTGTTGTGCCAGAGTTGATAATTGTTAAAGAACGGTCTGCAATAAATAATTGGTGGGTGTATGTGTCATCGGTAGGTAATACAAAATACTCTGTATTAAACTCAACAGCAATCCCAACTACATCGTCAACAGCTTGGAACAATACAACACCAACAGCAAGCGTGTTTTCAATCGGAACCGCTACAAACGTCAACGCATCAGCACAAACATTTGTCGCCTACCTATTCGCCACACTCGCTGGTATATCTAAAGTAGGCTCATATACAGGTAATGGAACAGGGCAAGCTATCGCGTGTGGATTCTCTGGTGGTGCAAGATTTGTTTTAATTAAGCGTACAGACTCTACTGGTAGTTGGTACACATTCGATTCGGCTCGTGGGTTAACAAGCGGCTCAAGTCCATATTTGCTACTCAACAGCACAGCCGCAGAGGTCACAGGTAATAATGGTGTCTACGCATCAACAGGTGGCTTTACGTTAGGTTCAACAGCATCGACTACCACGAACATTAACGGGGCTTCTTACATTTATTTGAGCGTAGCGTAAACTATAGTATACTTAGCCATTACTTAACAAAAGGTGGTGGCTATGATACAAAAAATATGCTCAAAATGTAAAGAAACAAAAGATATTTTGGAATTTGCAAAACGCACAGGTACAAATAGACCTATAAGCAATTGCAAAAAATGTGAAAAAATTAGATACCTTGCGTACTTAAATCAACTTAAAGGCACTCCTTACGGTGGATTTTTACGGCATAAGAGTAATGCTAAAACACGAGGAATTTCTTTTAACTTATCATACGAAGAATGGCTAGATATTTGGGAAAAATCTGATAAATTACACTTAAGAGGGCGAGGTAAAGGTAAATACTGTATGTGTAGAATAGGTGATTTAGGTGCGTATGAAGTAGGAAACGTATTTATAGATTTATGTACATACAATACTAGAGCTGGTAATAAGGGTAAAATACTATCAGACGAAACTAAGCTAAAAATAGCAACGTATCAAATAGGAAAGCCAAAACCTTGGGTTACTGGAAAAAACAATCCTATGCCCGATGATGACTACGAAGTTGAGCTACATTATTTTTACTACCCAGAGTCTATTGTTACTGCCGGAACTACTTGGCTTGGTGATAATTTTGATCCTGTCTTACTGTATGGATCGTTAGTTGAAGCTTACACCTATATGAAAGGCGAAACCGAGCTACTTACTTTATATAATCAAAAGTACACTGAAGCTCTAGGTATCTTAAAAGAACTTGGTGATGGTAAACAACGTCAAGACGCTTATCGTTCTGGTCAAACTAGAATTGCGGTTAAATAGGAAAAGATATGATTACCCAATGTTTATGTAATAGCTTTCGAGAAGAACTGTTTCAAGGGGTTCATAACTTTTCCGCTGTTGGTGGAGACGTTTTTAAAATAGCTCTCTACACTGATAACGCACAGATTGGGGCTACCACAACAGCTTACACTGTATCAGGAGAGGTTTTGGCTACTGGGTACACTACAGGCGGTGAGATACTTACTGGGCAATCTATAACCGTAGCTCAACCTCAAACTGGACCGCAGACGTATATTACGTTCGATAACGCAGAGTGGACTGGTACAGATATAGTAGCGCGAGGCGCTTTGATTTATAATAGCTCTAAGTCAAATAAAGCAGTTTTGGTTCTTAATTTTGGGCTTGATGTGTCTGCAACTGACGGGGTTTTTACAATTACGATGCCTATAGCAGCTCCAAACACAGCTTTAATATGTTTTTCATAACTAATAATTAGGTAATAAATATGCACTCAGAAAAAGTAGATGCGCAAGACTCAGCAGGTGTAAACCTTATCCGTGGGGGCAGTGCTGATGAACAAGTAAACATTACAGGCTCATACGAAGTTAAATGCCTTGATGCAGATGGTAACTTGAAATGGGAAGACTCTATTAAAAACTTAGTAGTGACTGTGGGTAAAAATGACTTACTGGATAAATACTTTTCAGGGTCAGCTTATACCGCAGGGTGGTACATGGGTCTTGTAGACAATGCTTCATTTAGTGCTTACGCGGCGGGTGATACACTTGCTTCGCACGCTGGTTGGCTTGAGTTTTTAGACTATACTATTTCAGGAAGTTCAACAAACAGAGCAACACCAAGTTGGGGGTCAGCTTCTGCTGGCTCAAAAGCAACTACAGCAACTACATTTACGATTAGTGGTACAGGTACTGTACTTGGTGCGATTATGTGTACAACACAAGCTCGTAATACAGCTTCTAATGGCGGTGCTGGTATTCTCTATTCTGCTGGTAGTTTTACTGGTGGTAGCCGCGCTGTTGTATCTGGCGACTCACTTCTTGTTACTTACACAGCTTCAGTTTAGGGGTGATGTATGGCTTTAGTTTTAGCGGATAGAGTTAAGGAAACAACGACATCTACAGGCACTACCGCTATTACTTTAGCTGGTGCTGCTACAGGGTATCAGACATTCTCCTCAGCAGTAGGTAATGCAAACACGACTTACTACACCATAGCAGACCAAACTGGCGCTAACTGGGAAGTAGGGATTGGTACTTATACAACATCTGGTAATACATTAAGTCGTGACACAGTATTAGCTTCCAGTAACGCTGGTAGCTTAGTTACGTTTACTGCGGGAACTAAGGATGTGTTTGTTACCTACCCTGCTGGAAAAGCAACTTACCAAGGCGGTCCTTTAGGAACACCTTCTAGTGGTACGCTTACAAACGCTACTGGATATACTTACGCCAATCTAAGCGGTACTGTACCTACATGGAACCAAAACACTACTGGTACAGCCGCAGGGTTATCAGCTACTTTAGCAATTGGTTCTGGCGGTACAGGTGCTACTACTTTAGCTGGAGCAAATATTGATGTTATAAATGTTTCAAGCACATTTACAGGAACTAAAACATTTAATGGCACATCAACAACATTAGCGGCTATTTTTGCAAATGCGGCTGAAACAACTACGGTTTCTGCTACTGCGGCTACTGGTACGATTGCTTATTACACAGCAACGCAATCTGTTATGTATTACACAACAAATGCTTCAGCTAACTGGACATTAAATCTTCGTCATTCAGCAGGGACAACTTTAAATACTGCAATGTCTGTAGGGCAAACTATAACCATTACGTTTATGGTAACAAATGGGGCAACTGCTTTTTATAATAATGTGGTACAAGTAGATGGAACAACAGTAACACCAAAATGGCAAGGTGGAACAGCACCAAGTTCTGGAAACGCATCATCAATTGATGTTTATACTTATGCTATTATTAAAACTGCTAATGCAACTTTCACTGTTTTAGCTGCTGTTTCTAAATTTGCTTAAGGATTATTTATGCCTTTAATATCAAGTTTAGGAATAATGAACCCAATTAATTTTGGGTTGGCTAGCAGTTTAAAAGCACCGTCTGATTTAGTAGGTATTGTTCTTAATCCTGGCACATGGGGATATGGTACATGGGGGCAAGATGCGTGGGGAGGTACACCAAGTAGTATAATTGCAGAGACAGTATCCGCTTCAGATGCACAGAATGCTTATATAGTTTATTCAACAGTAATATCAGAGAGCGTTACTGCCGTTGATAGTCAGGTAAATAACTTATCTGCTTTAGCGCAAATTACAGAGACAATTACCTCATTAGATAGCATTTTATGCACCTTATCCATACCGAGTGACTTAACAGAGTTATCTACTTTATTAGATGACCAAACCGCAGTAATATCAATAAGTGTAGATGCGGCAGAGTCTGTAACTGCAAATTCATCTGTAATCGCTGGACTGTTATTTGCAGGTAATTTAACCGAGTCTGCTACAGCTAGTGACACACAAACAACTACCTTAGATATTGAGTGTGACCTAACAGAAGCAGCTACAGCTACTGACACGTTAATTGGTGGATTATCTGTATTTGTTGATATATTAGAAAGTATAACTACAAGCGATTCTCAACTAGCTTTAGCTTCATTCTTAGTTGATATAATAGAGCCAAACAGTGCTACTGACGTAGTTAGTTCTAATGTGGTATATTCAATTACAATAAATGAAACAGTTTATACAATTGACTCCGTCACCGCTCGTTTTTTATGGGAGCTTATAGATGATACACAGACTGCTAACTGGACATCAATTACCGCATCACAAGACCCAAATTGGACACCCATCATTACAAACTAGGTTAAAAACATGACAACATCATATACATCACTTTTAGGGTTAGCCCTACCCGTTACAGGGGAGCTTTCTGGTACTTGGGGGGATACAGTTAATAACTATATCACTAACTACTTAGATTCTTCTATTGCGGGAGCGCAAGTTATTAGCGGTAGTTCGACAGCGGTTACATTATCTAAAACGACAGGTTCAAGTCTAAGTCAAGTAGGGTCAGGAAGTTCGGGTTCCTCACAGTATCAGATTATTCGTTGTACAGGTTCCCCTGCAAGTTTGTTGACTATCACTGCCCCAGCAACAGATAAAACCTATGTTGTTATCAATGCAACATCCACCTCTCGGTCAGTTAAAATCGTAGGCGCTGGACCTACAACAGGTGTGACAATTCTTTCAGGTAAAACATCTATAGTAGCTTGGAATGGTTCTGACTTTGTTGAGATTACCCCAGCTGTTGCAACTAATTTGGCTCCAGCAAGTACAGCAGGGTATGTATATACCTCTAATGGGGGAAGCACGCCTCCTAGCTTTCAATCATTATCAGTAACTGGTTACTTGCCAACCACTGGCGGCACGATGACGGGGAATATTGCGTTTAATTCTACGCAGTTTGGGACAAACGTAGATACATTTCTTTCAACACCATCTAGTGCTAATTTAGCAGCGGCATTAACTGATGAAACTGGTACAGGCGTAAATGTATTTAATAACACGCCAACTTTAATTGCGCCTATTTTAGGAACTCCTACCAGCGGTGATTTATCTAATTGTACATTCCCGACGCTTAATCAAAATACGACAGGCACGGCAACTACAGCTACAAACCTAGCTTCTGGTAGCGCAGGTACAATTCCATATCAATCAGCGTCTGGCACAACAGCCATGCTTGCTGCTGGGACATCGGGTCAAGTTTTAACATCTTCGGGTGCAGGTGCGCCTACATGGGGTACACCATCATCTGCATCTGGTGCGCTTGTTTTTCTTTCTACTGTTACCGCATCTTCTTCAGCTACAGTAGATATTGAAACTACATTTAACGCGACATACGATGAATATGTGTTAAAAGTAACAAACCTTTATACAACTACAGATTCCGTTAATTTAATGGTAAGAATGAAGATTGGCGGCAGTTATTTGACTACAGCTACATACAGATCATCTATTGATCCAGGAACTCTGCTAAATGAAATAAGACTATTTAGCGGAAATTATCTTAGAAATAATCGCCCAACAAGCTTCAACGTAAATATACACAGCCCTGCATCTACTAGCAATGAAAAAACGATTGATGTATTTGGTGTGTGTCGAGCAACCAGTGAAGCAGAAATAATTAGTAGTGGAGGGTGGAACACCACCACTGCGTCTGCTATGACGGGAATTCAATTTTATGCTTCGTCTGGGACTATTTTATCTGGAACATTTCGTCTTTACGGCGTTTCTAAATCATAAGGTTATATTATGCCAAACTATCACGCAACATCAGAAGGTAACATTCCTTTTACACCAGAAGAAGAAATAAAATGGGCTGAGGAACAAGCAGTCTACGCAAAAGAGCAACCTAAAATGTTAATTAAGGCTGAAATTGCAGCAATTGAAGCAACGATTACACCTCGTAGAACCCGTGAAGCTATTTTAGGTACAGACAACGGCTGGCTTGCAGATATTGAACTACAAATCGATCAACTACGTCAAAAATTAGCGGAGCTGTGAAATGGGTAAATTACTTAAAGCATGGAACTACTTAACGGCTCGACTAAAAGAGCCGTCTACACACGCGAGTGTGGCAGCCTTAGCAACGATGGCAGGTATGAATATCGAAGCTGGTCCTATTCACGATGGCTTAACTGCGGCTGGTGTTGTTTTTGGTATGATTGGGTTATTTGTATCAGAAGGTAGCTAGTATGAGCGAATACTTTAAGCCAGAAGAATTTGAGTGTCACTGCGGGTGCGGAGAGAAGGACGTAAACCCAAAACTCGTTGACTTGCTAGACCGTATTCGAAAATCATTTGGTAAACCGATTACCATTATGAGTGGTAGGCGTTGTAAAGCACATAACACTAAAGTAGGCGGTGCAAAGAACAGCCAACACGTTCTAGGTAATGCAGCCGATATTCAAGTAAAAGGGGTTGAGCCTAATGACGTGCAAGAATACCTAATGAAGCATTTTAACTTAGAGTGCAAAGGACTTGGACGCTACAATTCTTTTACGCATATTGATGTTCGTGATGGTAAAATTGCACGTTGGAACGGATAAATAAAGGTGAACTATGCCACTTAAATCGATAACTTTTCGCCCTGGGGTATCTCGTGAAGGGACTAATTATGCCAACGAGGGTGGTTGGTACGCCTGCAATAAGGTAAGATTTCGCTCAGGGTTTCCCCAAAATATTGGTGGGTGGCAAAAATTTAACTTTAATAGCTATACAGATGTATGTCGGTCACTAAGAAACTGGACGTCGATTGTAGGTAATAACTATACAGGCATAGGCACAAACATTCGTTTCTTCATAGAGTTTAGCGGGACGCTTTATAACATCACACCCTATAGACTTATCGTTTCCCCTCTCACCCCTGCTAACCCCCTAAGTTTAACTTCAGGGCAAAGGACTGTGAGCATAACTTATGCTAATCACGGCGCGTCTACAAATGACTATATTTTAATCTCTGGCGCAGTGATGACCACTAGCGGTGTACCCGCAGCGGAAATTAACACCACTCACCAAATAACTGTATTAGATACAAGCACGTTTACATTTCAAGTAACAACCCCTGCTACAACAACAGCTTCAGATGGTGGGTCAGTTATTGTATTAAAATTTGAAGCTTCTGCGGGATTGCCTATTAACGTAGTGGGTCTTGGTTGGGGTGCTGGTACTTGGGGCAGAGGTCCTTGGGGTAGTGCGGCTACATCTGGCGGTATTCCTCAACAACTTGGGTATTGGACACAAGACACATACGGACAACAACTAATACTTGCTCCATCAAACGGTGAAATTTATTATTGGGCAACATCTACAAGTGTTGACGCCTATGGCATACCTAACACTGAAGCAGTTAAACTTAGCTCCCTTCCCAGCGCTGCGGACTGCCCCACAGTTGTTACTGGCATTATTGTCACAGATGAAAACCACGTAATGGCACTTGGATGCAATGCAATAGGTGAGACAACAAAAACGCCTATGCTTGTACGTTGGGCAGATCAAAACAACCCCGCACTTTGGACACCAAGCATAACTACTTCGGCTGGTGGGTATAGGTTAACTTATGGCGACTCCATTGTCACAGCAATAAAAACACGTCAAGAAACACTTATCTTTACCGATAGTGCACTGTATGGAGCACAGTACGTTGGGACACCTTTCACCTTTAATTTTCAACCACGCTCAACTAACATCACAATAGCATCGCCTTTTGCAGCCATATCGGTAAACAACATCACCTATTGGATGGGGCATAAAAAGTTCTTTACCTACAACGGTACAGTTGAAACCCTACCTTGCTCACTTCGCCAGTACATATTTGACGACTTTAACTTTGCTCAAGAAACACAGACGTTTGTTGGGTCTGTTGGTGAATTTAGTGAAATCTGGTGGTTCTACTGCTCCGCTAATGCCGTATCCCCCGATAAATATGTGGTTTACAACTACCAAGAACGTATTTGGTACTACGGAACTATAGACAGAACAGCCTGGATTGACTGCCCACAAAGGTCTTACCCTATTGCTGCAATAGACGGAAATCTAATCTATCAAGAGAACGGACTAGCGGATAATGCGACAGGGACAGAATTGCCTATAGCCGCCTTTATTCAGTCAGCGGATTTTGATCTCGATGATGGAGATCATTTTACATTTGTTAAACGACTTATTCCTGATATTACGTTCTCAGGGTCTACAGATACAACCCCTGCTGTTACAATGAAACTGTACGCTAAAGACTTTCCGGGCGGTCCGTATAACCAAGAAACTGACGAACCTATTACGCGGACAACAGCGGTGCCTATTGAAGAGTTCACACAACAAAAATGGTTACGACTACGTGGGCGTCAAATAGCGTTTAGAATTGAAAGCGAATCTACAGGTACGCAGTGGTCACTTGGCATACCGCGACTTGAATTAACTCCTGATGGCAAAAGATGACCTATGGCTTCAAATAATATACAAGTACCCATTTTACCCGTGCCTCCAGTACAATATGACCAAAACTGGGCGAATCAAGTGGTGCGTATCCTTAACTTTTATTTCACTGCTCTACAGAACCCAGGCCCCATGCGGGCTACAACCATCACATTAACCGATTTACCCACCAGTAGCGCGGGACTCGCATCAGGGTCTTTGTGGAACGACAGTGGTACAGTAAAAATAGTATAGGAGCAGTCATGCACAGCGTAGCCAATAAATTAGCACAATATGGTCGTGGAGGCGATGACACGCTTGTCCACATGAATCAAGCAGAGGTGGCTGGACTTAATGCTCTTAACCATCTAGTCAACAAGCGCCCTCTCTCAAAAAACCCAGTAACAGGTATGACCGAAGCGATGGACTTAACTGACATCCTAGCAGGTCTTGGTATTGGTATAGCTGCCGCTCTTACAGGCGGCGCGGCTGCCGCTGCCGCTCCTGCTCTTTTGGGTGTAACGGCTGGTGGTGCTGGTGCTATGGGTATTGGCGCTCTTGCTGGTGCCGCCACAGGTGCAGGTCTTAATGCAGGTAAAGCGGCTATTAAAGGTGACCAAGATATTGGCATGGCAGCAGCGTTTGGTGCTGGGTCTGGTGCGCTTGGTGGTCTAGGTGGAGCTGCGGGTGCAGGTAATGCAGCAGTGGCAGAAGGTACAGGTAATGTAGCGGCGCAAAATATAAGCAACGTAGCCAAAGACGCTATTACTCCAGGGCTAACGGATAGTGCTACTCAGGGTTTAGGAAATCTAGCGCCAACGGCAACACAAACTAACCTGCTAGGTGACGCATCTAAATTGATAACACCTGACTTTGCTACCTCAACCGTACCTCCAGTTGATGGCGCAGGTTTTTCAGGGCTTCCAGCAGACTTAGCTAAGTCCGATCAAATAATGGCTAACGCAGGTAAGCTTACTGGCGCTGCTCCTGTTAATTTTACAAACGCCCCCGCAGATTTAGCTAAAGCAAGTGAAATACCGACAGTAGAAAAAGACCCGCTCACAGGTGAGTCTATGTCTTATAACGCCCTAGACACAAATCATACAGGCCTACCCTACACTAACCCAACCTTAGCTAACCCAAACCCATCTTTTGGTGATGCTATGAGCCAAAGCTTTACTGGCTTAAAAAACACCGTAATGAATCCAGGGCAACATCAGGGTCTACTCACAGCACAGTTAGGTATGGCGGGGCTTGAAGATAGCTATAAACAACAAGGTTTAACTGAACAAGCTGGCGCAAAACAAGCAGCGGATATTGTTGGACAGTATAGAAAAGCAGGGATTATGCCTAATGAATTACCCAAAGGGCTAACCGATATTGCTAATAAAAGAAAAAGCTTTGCCGCTGGCGGTACAATTCGTGACGTTCAGGGTTTAGGTGCTATTCCGTCTGGCTACATTAACCAGCAGTCCATGTCCAATTTCTACCCACAGAGCATGATGCCACAAGCTCAACCTTTGCAATCCACACAACCTATTCGCCATGAAGTTATTGGGTATGCTGATGGTGGCGCTATTGGTTACGGCTACGCTGAAGGTGGTGATATTGGCGGCGGTGACGAAGGCTTATTACATGGCCCCGGTACAGGGCAAAGTGATGGAATTGCTGGCTTGATTGAAGGTGAGCAAGGTCAAGAGCCTGTACGTTTAGCTGATTCTGAGTTTGTAATCCCCGCTGATGTGGTATCTGCATTAGGGTCTGGTTCAACCAAAGCTGGAGCAAAGGTGCTTTATGAAATGCTTGATAGAGTCCGTCAACAAGCTTATGGGCACATACAACAAGCGAACCCTGTAGAACCTCAATCTGTAATGCCTGTGTAGTATGCAACTTATCTACTGCGAAAACATTAGAGAGTCTTGGGATTTTATCCGTAATGCTTTAGAATGTCTCATAAATAAAACGAATACCAAAGGTTGGATTCCTGAAGATGTTTACATGGCGGCTATATTAGGGCAAGCCAGAGTCTACAGGACTCCAGACGGGGTTATCGTATTCAAACTGCTTACAGACGAGTTGACACATGAAGTTTCGTTATTCGTATGGGCTGCCTATAGTTTAGAAGGTGAAGCTTTAGTTAAGTATCACCAAGACGTTGACACCATAGCCAGAGAGTTTGGTGCAAGCAAAATATCATTTACTTCCTCCCGTAGAGGTTGGCATAAAGCCATAAACAAGATACCTGGGTGGAGAGAAGGCGAAACCATTTACGAAAAGAGGATTTAATTATGGGCGGTTCATCAGTTCCATCAAGCACTACGCAGACCACAATGCTCGACCCAACCCGTCAGGCGGCTCTAAAAAAGTCGATGGGTTACTTTGACAAATGGGCAAATAGCTATAATGGACCGACATATAAAGGCCCTCTCGTTGCTGGTAGAACAGCGGACTGGTATAAAGCTCAGGACATGGCACATAAGCTCTCCAATAGGTTTGCCGAGGGAGGAATAACCAGTGTGCGGCGATTTGAAGACGGGGGAGGCACTACTGCTCAACCAGTGGATAACACCTACACACCTCTTAGTCAGCAGCAGTTAGAGAACCAAGCGGTTAATGCAGGGTATCAAGGAGATTACACGGATACGGCTGCTATGCAGGGGTACTTAAATGCTAATCCTCCAGCAGTAGGTACCAATAATGCTGGAATTACCCCACTAAAAGACACGCTCGCTGGTGGTCTGACTAAAGACACGCTCGTTGGTGCTTCAGGTAACGACACGGTATCCGGTGGAGATTACACAGCTAAAGTCTCATCAGGTAATGCAGGTAATCCTAATTTATTTGCTCAGATGATAACTAATGCCAATCTTGGTGGTCTATTTGGTCTGACAGGCGTTCAACCAAATCAAGTATCTAACACCTACACTACACCAGGAACAATAGGTGCAACAACAATAACTAGCCCTTATACTGGCGGAACCATCACAGCTCCAGATAAAGTGACAGGTGCGTACACTGCGGGAACCATCGCGGCGCCATCTTCAATATCAAGTGGCTATACGGCTGGAACAATATCGCCTGGAACAGTATCAAGTGGTTATACGGCTGGGACAATATCGCCTGGAACGGCGATAGCGAGTAACTACAAGGCGGGAACCATCACACCTGGAACAGTGTCGTACAGCTACACGCCAGACCAGATGGATAAAATTAATACCGCTGTGACTAGCGACTATACGGCTGGCACACACACTATTAAAGACGTAACAGCCGATAAATGGAACCAAGCGGCGATGGACCAGTACATGAGTCCATACACTAAAGGTGTAGTCGATATTGCTTTGCGTGAAGCGGAGCGTCAACGAGGGATAGAAAGACTAAAAGAAAACACAGCGGCGACGCAATCAGGTGCATTTGGTGGCTATCGTCAAGGGGTTGTTGAAGCAGAGGGAGAGAGAAATTACAACCAGCTCCTCAGTGATATAACCACTAAAGGACAGCAAGAAGCCTATAATGCGGCTGTTGCTCAGTTTAATGCAGATAGAGCGGTGGACGTAGCAGTACAGCAGTTCAACGAAAATAACTCTATGGAAAACTTTAAAGCCCTAGAACAAGCAAAACAGACAGCAGCTCAGCTTAAACTAACAGCAGAGCAAAATAATGCCTCTAACACCATAAATGCTTACCAAGCTGTTCAGCAAGCAAAACAAGCGGCGGCGGCTGGAAACTTATCGGCAAGCCAAGCTAATGCGGCTAATGCTCTACAAGCAGCTATCGCGGAGGAGCAAGCAAGACAACAAGAAGGTCAAATGGGTATTTCAGCGGCGACAGCTAATGCGGCTAATGCGCTACAAGCCTCTATTGCAAGCGAGCAAGCGAAACAACAAGCAGGTCAGATGGGTCTTACAGCGAGCACCGCTAACGCAGCTAACGCACTACAAGCCTCTATCGCAGGCGAGCAAGCAAAACAACAAGCAGGTCAGATGGGTCTTACAGCGAGCACCGCTAACGCAGCTAATCAACTTAACGCGGCTATTGCACAGGAACAAGCGAAACAATCGGCTGGACAACAAGCTATTACTGCAGGCTCTACTAACGCGACTAACGCGCTTAACGCGGCTATCGCTAACGAACAAGCGAAACAACAAGCAGGTCAGATGGGTCTCACGGCAAGTACCGCTAACGCGGCTAACGCACTACAAGCCTCTATTGCAAAAGAACAAGCGGCGCAACAAGCAGCTCAGATGTCTACAACTGCCACGCAGAATAATGTTCAAAATGGGTTAGCTGCGCTTAACGCTTCAATAAATGCTTATACTACAGGGCTTACAGGAGCACAAGGTTTAGCGGCTATTGATACTGCATATAACAATAATGTACAGCTTGCAACTAACCTACTCAACAGCACTGATGCTAGCGAAAGAGCCGCAGGGCAGGCGCTACTAGAAGCAGCGATAGCTAAATCAAAAGAAATGGATATGCTAGACTTAACTAAAGGGCAAGCTATATCTGAAAACGCTGGGATAAAAAATAGCAACGCTAGTACAGTAGTACAAACAAAATAAGGGGATAACATAAATGAGCATTAAATATTTACAAGACCAACAACTAAATCAGGTTCAACAAAGCCCTAATAACTCCCCTTGGGCAAAACTTGTCGCGCAGTCAGAAATGCTAGAACGCAATAAAATGAGACAGCCTCAAGGTCAAGCACCACAAGGCACAGTAGCGGGTAACATTCAGCAACAGCTTATCGATGCTCAAATGAAGCAGGAAAGTGAAGCGCAAAACGCTGACTTATATAAATCCCAGATGCTTGCTCAGCTTATTGGTTCAGGTCAGATACCTGCTAACTTTGCGGCTCAAGGCTATGCGAGTGGCGGTCTAACACAACCAGGCACTGGAACTTACGCAGGCATTATGGTGCCAAACCAACAGCCAGCTACCTCAGCGCGTATGCCTAACTATATGCCGCCTAACTCACAAGACCCTAACGCCCAAGAAAAGAAACATGGGCTGCTTCAGTCTATGATAGACAATTCTATCTTTAAAGCACCTACCACCGAAAACTTTATGAGCAACCTTGGAGATATGGCGTCTGGAAAGTTCCTTAGTCGAGGCTTCGCTGAAGGCGGTGATGTTCGTGGTTTTGTAGAGGGTGGATCTTTATTTGGCTATGACCCTAATCTTAATAGCAGTGGACTTGACCCGAGACTACTAGAAGCACAAGACGCCGAAAATGCGGCTAGGTTAAGAGCCACTGAAATGGTGCGGAAAATGCACTTAGGCGATGCAGCTAATAGAGGTGTGCTATCACAACTAGAACGTGACACTCACCCGATGGTTAAGCGTTTAATGGAACAAGAAGCCCAGAATGCAGCTAAGCTAAAAGCTACTGATATGGGTCGCCAAATGCAGTTGGGCGATGTCACTAATAGAAACGTAATACCAAATGTTCCACCTTCTATGACTGAGCAAATGTCCGCTGCCGCTAAACAAAACCCATTAGATACAATGTGGGCTAAGATGAGTGAAGCCGATAGACTAAATGCTATGCACCGAGCTAGTGTTCAACCAAAAACAGCACCATCTCCATCTATGACTGAAGGTATGTCAGCGGCAGCTCAAAGTCCACCACGTATAGATACGATGGCATCACGAATGGCGGCGGCTGATAAAGCTAACGATATTAAACTAGGTGACCCTATGGCTCCTGGTGCGACGACATTTGAGGAAATGGCGGCTAAAGCAAAACAAGGGTTAGGTAGTTTAGGTGAAGCAGCTAGTGCTGTTGGTCGCCCAATCGCTAAAATAGCGGGTGCTTTGTCGCCTATTGGTGACCTTGCTATGGCAAATAAATTTACAGGTGGGTCTAACGCGCTGTTAGCTCAAGCTTTGTCTGGGCAAACCCCAAGTAGCACTATGCAAGGTGATATGCCTGAAGTAGCAAAAGATTTAATGGCAGTACCAAGTTTACCTGATTGGGCTAAAAACATAGGCTCAGCTATTAACAGTAAGGTGTCTGGTACTCAAGATAACACTCAACCCGATGCGTGGACAGGCGGTGCAACCACTCCACAGACTCCACCACAAACTGCTACTGCTCAAACACCAAGTGCGTCACCTACACAAGGTACGATGTATAAAGAAAACGGAGTCACTAGATCTAAAAAGAGTGCCCCAGTAACGCCGGATAAGAAGATAGATTTAGACG